GAGCACGGCGCCGACCCGAACCGGCGCAGCCAGCGAGACATGCGCGCTGCAGACTTTGCGAAGCTCGCGGGACGCGACGCGCTGGCTGCCAGCCTGCAGAAACTGCAGCGCTGAGGCCTACAAGCGGACGCGCCGCGACGACGTGCCACCTAGGAATCTGCCTGACGCAGCCTTTGGCTGCGCGCCGACTTCTGCAGCACGGGACCGAGGCCTACATTGGAGGCGTTCAACACCGCACCAGGAGTGCTCGCCATGTCGCAGACCCAAGTCGAATCGAACCCGTTCGCACTGATGATGGATCCGGCCGCGGTGTTCGCCGCCGTCGAGCGCTCGGAGCGCCTCGCACGGCTGCACAGCCGCATCTGCAGGCCGCTGGACAAGCCGCATGCCGCTCAGCCGGCGGCGCCGGAAACAGCGGCGTTCGATGATGCGGTGGAGGCGGCGGCAGCCTCGGAAGAGTGACGCCGCCGGCGCGCGGGGTTGAGCTGGGATAGCTCAGACTTTAAGCGCGACAATGTATATTCCCGTAGCGTTGTGAATCGGCTGGGAAGCCGCGCCAATGCTAGCTTTCGCGGGTTCGGGAGCACCGGACAAAATGACCGCGAGGACCATCAAGAACCATCCGGCCAGAGCGCCAGCTGCGCTTTGGCGAAATGGGTTGCGGAGTTCGTTGCGGCGGTCGACGGCAAGCTTCCAAACCGCGCCGGCGTCCATGCCGACTAGCTGCGCGAGCGCGTAAATCTTTGGAGCTGGTATCGCCTTCTTGCCGTGCTTCGCGGCACTGAGGTTGCCGGATGTCATGCCTAAGTGCCGAGCGAGGGCGTTCTGACCCCCGCAGATTTCCGCGGCCCTGTCAATCACCTCGTCGAGGGATGTCGCTTCCATTTGTTTGTCCTTGACACTGCCGCACCGCTATCCGATTCGAGATAGCACTATCCAACTCGGGGTAATTGCACCATGGCCGGAGCGGGGCGGCAAGGGGAAGCGTTCGATCCGCGCTACGTGGCGCGGAGCCGGGAGCAGGACAGGGCAGACCAGTTCGCCGAATTGCAGCGCACCTTGGCGCTCATCGAAGACACGCTCTACCACCAAGACATGGCGGATACCACACGGCGGACGCTGGAGGCGTCGGCCGATGGCATCCGCTCGCAAATCCTGGAGTTCGCAGCGTGAGCGGCGCGAGAGCGAGCGAAGCGAGCTCACGCGGCGATCACACCCCCCGTCCGGTAACACGGGGGGAAGAAAAACCGGCGCGAGTGGCGCACGTCGACTGGCTCAACGCGACGTTCCCGAAACCGTCAATGACGGTTGAAGGGTTCGTCTCGTTGCTCGGGCGGATGCTGGGGAGGCCCGTGTCGGCCTTGGCCGGCAAGGGTCTGCACGGCTTCAAGGAGAGTGTTCGCCTTATCGCCCACCACGGCTCGCAGTCGACCGCGATCGGCTTCGTGGCGTGGGGCGGCGAAGCGCAGAACGGTCGTTGGTTGTTTTCGCTTGAAGGGCAGGGCTGCGCGTTCGTGCACGACTGGGCCGGCCTTGCCGACTTGCTCGAATCGCTCGACGCGAAGCTCACGCGCGTCGATCTGGCGCTCGACTTTCTCGACGGTGAGTACGGCGTTGACGAAGCGCTCGACATCCATGCGTGCGGCGGCTTCGCCTTCGACGGAAAGATGTCGCCGAAGACGTCGTTCGCGGGCGACTGGCTCGAAGGCGTCGACGGTCGCACGTTGTACGTGGGCAAGGCCAGCAACGGGAAGATGCTGCGCGTCTACGAGAAGGGCAGGCAGCTCGGCGACCCGGATAGCGAGTGGTGTCGCTTTGAGGTGCAGCTAGGCAATCGCGATCGAGTGCTGCCGTTCGAGGTGCTTACCGACTGCGATGCGTTCTTCGCTGGCGCGTACCCCGCGCTCGCCGATCTCGTCGACGAGGCAGCGAGGCGCATTCCGACCTCGCGGCCTGACGCGCAGATCACGCTGGCCGACCTCGGCCACCACTTGCGCCGCTGCTATGGGAAGGTCATCCACGCGATGACTCAACACGCAGGGGCATCACACGCGGAGCTGATCGAGGGTGTGCGCATCACCGCACTGCCTCGAAGGCTCAACCTTTCCAGCATCGCGGCTGGCGTCACCTGGGCGGACGTTCACGCCCGAATGGAGAAACTGCAATGACGAAGATGACAGTCATCGGCTTCGAGTCGATGGAAGGTGTTGGCAAGGAGAGCGGCAAGGCGTACGCGATTGGTCGGCTGCACACGGCGATCCCGCTCGCGCCGCCGATGAAAGACCAGATCGCGAAGGGCGAGGTCGGCACGACCTACGACTGCGATTCCAACCTGGTGAAGAAGATCGCGCACCTGCCGTTGCCGGTCGTGGTCGAGGTCGACTTGCAGGACCAGATGAAGTTCGGGAAGCGCCAGCAGGTTGTGATCGACCTGCGCCCGGTCGACGTGATCAAGAAAGCGGCCTGAGTGCGCAGCCCCTTGCCGCGCGTGCGCGGCTCGGGGCTACGCAATCTCGCGTGGCGTCAACCTTCGGGAGTTCCAACCATGTTCAAGAAGCTCGCGGTCCTGGTGCCGCTCACGTCGCTGGGCGGCTACGCCATGGCCGCCGTGCCGGCCAACGTCACCACGGCCCTCACCGATCTGCAGGCCGACGCGCTGACCGTCGCCGGGATCATCCTGGCGGCGATCGTCGCCGTCTACGCCTTCAAGTTCATCCGCAAGGGTCTGTGATGGGCTATCAGGTTGGCTCCGCGTGCTACGACACGGCCGAGCAGGCGAATGCCGCGCTCGCGTCGTCGCAGGTCGGCGCCAACCTGATGCAAGGCGGCTCCGTGGTGGTCGTTGACGTGGCGGGAGTCACGGCAACGTCCATCACCTACAGCTATACGCCGCTGGGCGGCACGGCATCAACCCAGACGTTTGCGGCGACTCCGCAGCCGTGTGTGCTGATGGGCGTCGAGGACGCAGTAGTGATCGGCTGGGGCGTTGCGGCAGCAGTGCTCGCGACCTACGCGCTCATGTTTCTCACGAGGGGGTTTCGCGATCATGGCAACGCCTGAGTTTTGGGCCGTCCTTCTCGCCTTCGCGCTCTGCGTGTGGGTGATCGTGAAGGAGTGGTGATGCGCTGGCTTGCTCGCGTGTTCGCAGGGGCCGTGGCGCGTCGAGTGGCCGTCGTCGTGGTCGGGCTGCTTGTTGCGCTTGTTGCTCAGTGCGCGCGCGCGGAGGGCACCGTGGCGCCGTCGGGAACGACGGAGTACGCGGGCTTGCCGCCTGGTGGGCAAACCGGCTGGTACGGCGACCCCGGGTCTGCGTGCGCTGCCACGGCGGTGCACCCATCGCTTTGCACGTCGTCGTATCACGCGTGCGGTGTGGTCTCGTACACGACGCAGGTCTGCAACACGACGCGGATCATCAACTCGCCTCCGGGCCCGCCGAACGCGGCGCCCGACATTCGGAGCTGGTCAATCACTAGCCGGCCGGGCAATACGTGCCCGGCGAACGCGACCTTGAGCGCGAACGGAGCGACGTGCACGTGCAACGCGAACTTCGTGCCGAACGCGGGGGCGACGGCGTGTGTACCAAAGCCGGGGCAGTGCGATGAGACGTTGGCGAAGCCCCTTGGCTCGGTGGGACAGGAGTTCAGCTACCCCATGAGCGTGAAGGCGGTGCCGAGCCGGGTTTGCAGCGGCGGGTGCGGCTACATCCCGAGCGGTGCGGCTGGCTCTGGCGCGGCGATGTTCACGAAGCTCGGCAATGCGTGGACCTACGTCGCACGCAGCGCGGCGGATTGGATCGGTGACGGTCAGACGTGCACGCCGGCCCCGGTCGGTTCGCCTGGGACGCCGACGACACCGCCGCAGTCTGATCCGACGCCGCCGCCACCGGGCAAGTGCAAAGGCACGGTGAACGGCGTGGAGGTCATCGTGGCTTGCGATTCGACGTCGACCAGCTCGGGCACGTCAGGCGCCGGCAGCAGCAGCTCAGGTGCACCGACGACAGGCCCCGGCAACGGCCAGCCCGAGGGAACGAGCACGAAGGGTAGCGAGACGACGTGCACCGGGTCGACGTGCACCACGACCACGACGACGACGACTCAGAACAGCGGCGGTACGCAGACGACGACGACGGAGACCGAAACGGAAGACAAGGGCGATTACTGCTCGGAGCATCCGGGCAGTCCGCAGTGTGAGGAAGAGGACAAAGACCCGTGCGAAGACTCCGACACGCTCGGCTGCATGAAGCCCGGCACGCTGGAGGCGACGCCGCTCGGAAACGTCGTCGTGCCGTTGGCGATCACGCCGAGCGATGGTTACGGGCCGAGCAATGCGAGCTGTCCAGCGCCGCAGACGGCAACGCTGCTCGGGCGCACGTACAGCTTTAGCTGGCAACCGTTCTGCGACCTCGCGACGGGTATCCGCCCGGTGGTTCTCGCGCTGGCCTGGCTCAGCGCCGCAATCGGCTTCCTCGGTCTCTCACGAAAGGGCAATTGATGGACACCCTCGCAGCCTGGCTGTCGAACATCTCCTGGCCGCTCGTCTCGCGCGTGCTGACGGCGCTCGGCTTCGGGTACGTCACGTACACCGGGGCCGATGCGGCGATCGGCACCGCACTTACAGCAGCGAAGAACGCCTTCACGGGCCTTGGTCCGACGATCGCCAATCTGTTCGCGATGGCGGGGTTCTTCGACTACATGGCGATCACGAGCGGCGGCATCGTCTCCGGCCTGGCCTGGATGACGATGAAGCACATGGCGCTGCGTACGTCGTGATCACGCTGTTCACCGGCCAGCCGGGCAACGGCAAGACTGCTGCGGTGGTCGACTTCGTTCGCAAGCAGCTCGCGAAGGTTGATGAGCCGGACGCGTACCGGCCGCTCTACGTCGACGGCTTGAAGGGCTTGACGTTGGAGCACACGCCCTGCGATGTGCGCAACTGGCACAACGAGGTTCCTGACGGCGCGATTGTCGTCGTCGACGAAGTGCAGCGTCAGTGGCGTCCGATGGGGCCGGGGCAGAAGGTGCCCGATGACATCGCGGCGCTTGAGACGCATCGACACCGCGGGATCGACTTCTACCTGATCACGCAGGGGCCGAAGCTCGTTCACAGCAACGTGCGCGATCTGGTCGGCCGTCACGTGCATATCCGAGACATCGGCGTCCTGGGCCGTTGGTGGTACGAGTGGCCGGAATGCTCGATGGGCAGCGCGTGGAAGTCGGCACCGATCAAGAAGCGCTACAAGCTGCCGAAGGCCGCGTTCAGCCTCTACAAGTCGGCTTCGGTGCACGTCAAGCCGGTGCGCTCGTTCCCTTGGCTCGTCGCGCTGGTGGCCTTCCTGCTCGTCGCGATCGCGCTCGGCTCCTGGTACGCCATGAGGCGCATCAACGAGCGGATGCACCCAAGCCCTTCGACGCCGGCTAACGCGGTCCCTGGGCCGCTGGCAGGGCCCTCGCTGAAGGCAAGCGAGCCCATCACCGCGAAGACGATCCGCGCGAGCTTTACACCGCGCATTGCAGCGCAGCCCGAGACGGCGCCGGCCTATGACGGCTTGCGCAAGGTCGTGAACATGCCGCGCATCCAGGGCGGCTATTGCCAGGCCGGGCAGTGCCACTGCTTCATCCAGAACGGCATGCGCGCGCCGATCGACGCCAAGGCGTGCTACGAGTGGTTGAAGAACCCGCCGTTCGATCCGTACTACGTGGCGCCGGCACCAGCTGCTCCCGCGTCAGCGCCTCGAGCCTAAGCCCAGCTCCTTCCTGCTGAGCGGTATTCGCGGCGTGCAGCCGCTAAGCCGTCGCCCGGATCTACGGTGCTCGCGAGAGCGTCGCCAGCTTGGGCCTGGGTCGATCCCATTGGCTCGAGTTGGCAGCGTCGGCCCGCAGCGTGACCAGGCGCTGGCCGCGTTCTTCGAGTAGGCATCGAGCCAGGCCGGTGTAGAGGCGTGCAGCGTTCTCGGCTTCGCAGTGCACGGCCGATCGGCCCCAAGTGCTGCAAAAGAACAACGCGAGCAACACCGACTGCGGCGCTTGGTCTTTGGAAATCCAGCGTCGAACCGACCGTTCGGACACGTTCAGAGCGTGCGCGATCTGGGCCGGTCGAGCGCCGATGTTGTCGAGGAGAATCGACAGCGGAGGGACGTGAGTGGGAAGCGTGGTCAGCATGCCAAGGCGAACGGCTTGGCAAGGCCGACCCCGACATGTCGGAGCAGCGATCGGGCGGCGCGTGTGATGGCGTGCACGACATCGGCGACGTGATCGCGAATCGCGACAATGTATATTATGTCAACTTGGCTGCGCGAGCAGATCAAGGCCCTCATACGGTTTTTCGGGCGATTTCCCGCCACTCACCCGAGGCATGTAGCGCACGCCCTCTAACGCCGATACGTGCGGCCATGCTCGCCCACGCACCGCGCGTTCTCCCGCCTCTGGCCGTAGTCTTGGCTGACATCGGCAATCCATCAACGACCGACCTGGCCGCCGTACTCGACGTCGACGTGCGAACGATCCAGCGCTGGATCGCCAACGACAAAATGCCGCGCACCGCCCACTTGGCGCTGTTCTGGCTAACGCGCTGGGGTCGCTCGATCGTCGACACCACCGCGGTCAATGACGCGCGCCTCTACGCGAGCCTGGCTCGATCGCGGGAAGACGAACTCCGTCAGCTGCGCGGCCAGCTCGCCAAGCTGCTCGCCATTGCGGATTTCGGTTCCGCAAATGACCCGATCGCGGCATAGCAACCTACAGCGCCATCTTGAACTCCCACTCCAACCGGCGGCGGCCCGGCATGCGGGCACGCGAACCTCATATCTCCAAAGCCTCGTACCTGCCGAGCACATCTCTAAGCTTTGCTTCCAGATCGTTGGCAGCAGCGAACACTGCGTCGATGGCGGTGTCGTCGCGGGCGATAGCTGCGGCCGATTCCCAACTCCTTCTTCGCAAACAAAGCTCCCGAACCATGTCCTCGTACTCCAGTCCTTCTCGGCGAATCTCAGCGGTTAGAAAGAGCACCGCCTTTGTGCGAATGCCCATGCACTTCTTGAGACGATCCAAGACATCCGCCTGCCGCCGCACGAACGCCGCCTCATCCATAGGCGCGCCGGTCACCAAGAACGTGCAATCAAGGTCGAGACCCACGATCGCCTCGACGTACTCAGCGATGACCGAGAAGCGCCTTTCGGCGACCTTCAACGCAATCGATTTGCGAACTTCTTGAAGCGCCTTCGATCGCTCAGCATCCGCGATCAGCGATACCTTGTACGACTCCAAGTCTCTGGCAAACCTCGCCCTCTGCGCTTCAAGCTCTTCACTCATCGATCTCGCCAGGATTTGCTTGAATTTTTCGCGAAAGACAAAACCCAGAAGGCCCAAGACAACAAGCGTGGGCCCAGTGGACTCAAGCAGCCACGCCAGAAAACCGGTCATGTTCTCCACGTTTCTTGTACCTCCCTCGATTGCGCGCCCGCGATCTCTGTGCAACCGCCGCGCCAGTCGCTTCGCTTGCCGGCCCGACGGCCTGTGTCACGTCGGTCGGCCGCCGATCGCTCCTGAACCATTGAATCGTCCCACGTCCGGCCGGGCCTCCCCCTCTTGACCCCCCGCTTCGCTCTCTTTGAGGGGGTCAAGAGGGGGAGTCCAAATACATCGGCCGAACGCGGGCCGATTCCTACGTACCGTGACGAGCCCCACCCCCCGCC